AAGTGCCATTCGCCAAGCATTATTTGCGCTTGATCGCATCGCTCCCGAACTGCCAGATCAAAACACGCGGCCCGACCGAAAGCGCTTGCTTCAAATTCGATGGCGGTATCGGATTCCTGATGCCGATACGTTCATGACCCGCGAGCCACGTCAGCCATACCCGTACCACCTGAAGCTGCGCGCGATCGGCATGGTGATCGACGAAGGATACGATCAGTCGTTCGTCTGCGTCGCGCTCGACATTCCGAAGGCGTGCCTGAGCCAGTGGGTGCAGGCGTTCAAGGCCGGCAAGCTCAATCGCCCGAAGGGCACGCCGACGCGCGAGAGCGTGGCGGCTGCGCAGCTCACGGCGCTGGAGGGCGTCACGCGCGGGTGGTGCGGCGGCGCGGTGATATCGATGGATTGACGGAAAGCTGAAACTGTGGATAATCTTAGTCGCCGATTGGAAGTCGGCAGATGTAGTGAAAGCCCAGACGCATTGGGTTGGGCCTCGCAAGAGGCTGGCGTTACTGCATCCGCCACTTCCAACCAACCCAAGTCGCCTGGGCTTTTTGTCGTCTTGGACTTCGGCCGTAGCCTCGCGGAGGCGGGTAACGATACCGGCGCGAGGAGCGGTGCTGCCGTTACCGGAGGGGTCCCTAAGCGGCAAGGCGGGCGAACCGTAGAACCTGGGGATAGGCGCAAGCCGACGAGTCTGCGGATAAAGCCAAGCGACCGACCGACGGTGCATGGGCGAAGCGGACCTCCTTTCGAGGGGGATGATCGAGCTTTGCCTTCCTCCCTCCCCCTGGTGCATCCGTGAAGTACCTACTTCATCCGGATCGTCCAGGAACAGCGGCCCATATTGTCGATGAAGGATTGAACGGCGCGATCGACACGTTCTGCAAGTTGTACTCGACCGGCGGAATCAGCGCGAAGGCGAAACGAAAAATGTTCGTTGCCGATTCGCATGGAGAACATCGCGTGTGTCAGATGTGCCAGAACGTGTATGGAAAACTCAATGGATGAGCGACAGCAACAGGACACTTTGGAGCAGGAAGAATATGAGCGTCTACAAAGCGATCAATGCAGTGCAGGGCGAGCTGGCGAAGACCGGGATCAGCAAGGAGCGCACGAACGAGCAGCAGCGCTACAAGTTCCGCGGGATCGATGAAGTCTATAACGCGCTCTCGCCGCTGCTGGCGAAGCACGGCCTGTGCATCCTGCCGCGCGTCATCTCGCGCGAGTGCGTCGAGCGCGAAAGCGCCGCCAACAAGGCGCTGTTCTACGTCACCGTGCACATGGAGTTCGACTTCGTTGCAAGCGTTGACGGGTCAAAGCACACCGTCGTGACCTTCGGCGAGGCGATGGACAGCGGCGACAAGGCGACGAACAAAGCGATGAGCGCCGCCTACAAGTACGCCTGCATGCAGGCCTTCTCGATCCCGACCGAGGGCGACAACGATGCCGATCAAACCACGCACGAGGTGCGCATAGCCGCCGTGCCGAATGCGCTGCGCGGCGTGAACCTACCGGATGCGCAAATGGATGCGTTGCGCGAGCTGGCGGCCGACGTGGTGCAGATGGTCGAGAAGGACGGCAACCCGAACGGTGCGCAGATGCACATCGATGCGCAGAACCTGGATTCGGATCAGAAGACCGCGCTGTGGGGACTGCTGGGCCCGAACAGCAAGACGCGCGATGCCCTGAAGAAGGCCGCAGCGCACGCGAGGGCAGCAGCATGAGCGACTTCTCCGCCTCCTATATCGTCCGCGACGAGAAGATTCTCGCGCGCGTGCTCGCCATGATCCGCGGCAACTGGCAGGCGATGGCCGCCCGCAACGAGGCGATGGTCGTGCATCTGACCGCCGACAGCGCAACACGCTCGCAGGAGCAGAATCGCAGATATTGGGCGCTGCTGTCCGACATCGCCGCGAGCGCCTGGGTCGATGGCAAGCAGTTCGACAAGGACGTGTGGCACGAGGAATTCCGGCAGCGCTTCCTGCCGCGCATCGACGGCCCGAGCGGCAGCTATCCGGTATCGACCACGAGCCTGACTGTGAAGGCATTCGCGCACTATATGGGTCAGGTCGAAGCCTTCGCGGCAACCGAGCTCGCATTGGAGATTGCATGAAAGTCGAACGCCTGAAGATGGATCCGGAGAGGCGATGACCGAATCCGCGCGGGACGAGGCGCTGAGACTGGCTGCCGATTCTGGCTTCAGCAAGCGGCTTCTTGAGTATTTTGAAAGCCCATCGGCAGCAGCCGCCTTATGCATTCTCGTTGAGAAAGCCCGCCAGCGGCCGGGGTGGGTGTGGGTGCCGAAGCAATGGACTACAGCTATGGCACATGCTGGCTATTTGGAAGCCGAGAAAGCGAAAGCGGAGGGCCGTTACATTGCCTGCGCGGAATGCGGTGAAATTTACATTGCAATGATTGCGGCAGCGCAGGCAGAACAACTACTAACCGCCGCGCCGAAGCCGGGGGAGGGGACGTGACAATCAGGTTCACCGAAGAAGGAATGCGGCGAAAGCTAAAGCGTCATATTGAACGCAAGGGCTTCACCGACGGCGATTACGCTGTATATCTTGGATTCACCCCAGCTTTTATCTCAATGGTCTTGAGTGGTCGCAAGCACCCGGGCAAGGAAATTCTGCGCGACCTAAAGCTCAAGAGAATAATTATGTATGAGAGGGTGAGACATGACTGATCTGCGCGAACTGCTGCGGGAGGCGCTGAATATAAGCTCTTCATCATCTATTCCATGGTTCATTAGCGAAGCATGGAAAAAATGGCTTGAAGACGTACGTAGCGCCCTGGAGCAGGAGCAGGAATCTACGACCCTTCCTCCAATGCCGAATATCGGGCTAGGACCACAAAGCTCTTCCTTTATTAGAGATTGGTGCGACGAATGCGTGCGCCGCGCTCTCTCAACTATCGAATCAAAGCCAATGGGATGGACGAACTTTGAAACTATTGCAGCTCTAAAAGATGGGAAGACTGTTAAAGCATGGATATGGCCCAATCCTCAACAGGATGAGAATGGAATTACTTGCGAGTTAGCAGCCCTGCATACCGCCCCTCCCTCCGCCGCCGCTCTGATCGCGGATAAGGATGCGGAGATTGCGAGCCTGAAACACTGTTACCAGCTACTGGAGGAGGAGCGTCATAAGCAACACGAACGCGCCGAAGCAGCCGAGCGCGCGCTGGTGGAAGCCAAGGCGCAGGCGTTGATTGAAGCGGCAGAGATGTGCGACGGGGCTTCTTATCCGGCTTACAAAGGTCGCATAGGCGATGGCCACGGCGAAGCATGGCACACGGCTTGCGAATTGCAGACGAAGCGGCTTGCCGATGAACTTCGCCGTATGGCTTCCGAGCACGAGTAATCCGCACCGGGCGGCAAATGATCCTCCGGCGTTGGTTTTGGATCGCCCTGATCATGCTGCTGCTTCTCGCGCCGGCTGCAATCTCGATCGTTCTGGATGGTCGATGGCTCATCCGATAGAAGCGCCGCGTCGCTCACCGCTGTGGTGGGCGCTCGCGCCGCTTGGCATCATCGCGCTTATCGTGCTGGCGCCGATTCTTGCCATGATCCGGCTGCTGCATCGGCTCGTCGCTTGGTCGTGCGAGTGGATCGTGGATTGGCTGCTCGGACAGTGATATTCTCCTGAGAGCTCCGCTCTCTTCGGCCGCCTCTCGGGGCGGTCTTTTTTCTAAGAGGCAATCATGAACGGACAGGGACCTAATCCGTGGGGCAATCAGAATCAAACTCAGCAAGGCCTCGGCGGTTCTTTCGACGGAATCGATCAGGAATTCGTGCTGTGGAAGACGCGCGGGAATTCTCTGTCCGGCCAGATCTCCTGGACCGAACAACCTGGAGAACGTGCCGCGTTTAGAGCTGGTTACGAAACGGCCCTGCGGAGCACCAAGAAGTAATCAGCGCGGCCAGCTCGCTACGGCTTCGACGACGGCTGCGTGTTGTTGTCCAACAGCTTCTGTGCATCGTCGAGCAAGGTCGATAGCTCGGCTGAGAACTGCACAGGTTGCCGCGCCGCCTCCACTGCAGGGAGCGGTGCTGGATCCGGCTTCAGGCACGGTACCGTTACCGCGAGCGGCCCCGGCGGCAGCTTCGGCGGCGGCGAGCTCGTCGCGCACCCGCTGAGCGCGAGCATCAGCAGCGCCGGCGGCAGCCTTAAGCTGGGCGATCTGCTTCGTGTAGGCATTGGCGGCGTCCTCCCGTGCGGTGGCGTTGGCTTCGCGCTCGGCGTCGCGCTCCTTGATGGCTTCAGTGAGCAGCGCCTGGGCAGCGTCGAGCTTTCCCTGCCATTCAGTCTTAAGGGCGGCCACGTCCGAAACGTGCGCGGCCTTCTCGGTGTCCAACGCGCCCGTGTCGCGCCAGGATTCCACCTTCACTCCACCAGCGAAAATGGCCGCCGCAGCCACCACGCCGCCCGCAGCGAGCATCGGCGTCGGGATCAGCGATAGGAGGCTCATCAGGCCACGGCGGGCGCGTCAGGCGCCTCTATGGCCGCGATCAGGGCATCGAACCGGTGCGGCTCCTGCTGATAGGCCCGCGAGTCCTTAAGCTCCGCGCCGGCCGTCGCCCAGTCGCCAGATTGCATTGCAGCAAGGAATTTCGTGAACTGGGACAGCCCGTGCGCGCCCATGTTGAATACGAGTTCGGCCATCACGCGTTGGCGGGCGTCGTCGAGCTGCTGCCACCAGGGGAAAGCGGCGTCGAGCTCGCCGAACTTGGCGGCCACGTCGTAGGCGTACAGGGCATCGATGATCGGGGCGGGGAGGCCCCCGCCCTTGCGCTTGTCGATCAGGTGCCCGATGCCGATCGTCAGGAACCCGAGGCTGTCTTCGTAGGCGTACTCGACGCGGCCCTCCGCGAGCGTCAGGCGTGCCTTCAGGGCCTCGTCATCGGGCTGGATCATGGCCGCTATTGTGCGCCCACCCAGTACTTGTTGCTACCGGCCGGATTGCAGGTCGCCGTGCCCTGCACCACCACTGCGTAGAGCACGCTCGGATGCGTCGCAAGGGTCAGGTGGCAGCCGTAGACGCCCGTGCGCGTGTTGCGAGCGCAGGCGAAACCGGTGTACTTCGTGCCGTTCTGATCCGTCAGGTACGACGTGCTCGTGAGCTGGTCGTAGCTGGTCATGCTGACCGTGGTGGACGTGCCAGTGGCGGAAAAGACGCCCTGCGCGTCGTTGATCGCGGTGCCTGGCGTCGGCGAGCACGGCACCGAGAACTGCGCGCCGGTGGGTCCAATCGAGAATGTCGGTACCCAGATGCACGGAATCAGGCCGCAACTCTGGGCAAAAACAGTGGCACAGGTCGTAAGTGCGGCAGCGAACAAAGCGATGCGTTTCAGCACGGCAGCTCCTTCGTGATCAGATCAGCAGGTTCAAGGTGGCGCCACGGGTACCCATCGACCGGTCCCGGGAAGTAGGCCAGGGCGGCGCGATCGGGGGTGAGCCCCCAGCAGCACCAGTACGCCCCGTTCCAACGGGCGAAGCGCTCGGCCGTAGACGTGACCGCCCCGCTCAGGTAATCGCAGGTCACGACCAGCACCCGGTAGATCCCTTCGCGGAACGGCCGCAGCTTCGCTGGATTCCAGGCCGGCAGGCTCGATGCATAAATGGCGTCCCAGTCCATTGCGGCAACTGTACCGCGAACACGGCATTGCTAAAGCCTTCAAATAAGCGTGGAAAGGCGACGATTCCGACATGCACAGGGAAGATGCAGCACACCTCGCGCCAGCGCGCAGCAAATCGATCTCGACGATGGTCGTCCCGATCGGCTTGGTCGCGATCGTGGTCGCTAATACGCTGTACGTCGGGCTGTCTCAGGGGCGAAAAGACGAGAAGCTGGATACCGTGGTCGATTCGGTCAAGGAAATAAAAACCGAGATGTATCGCCGCTCGGATGCCGAGAAGGACCGCGAAGTCGTCAACGTCAAGCTCGATGGTCTGGAGCGCCGCGTGACCATCCTGGAAGCGGCCCGCGAGCATCACGTCGCGGTGGTCACCGCCAGGGTCGAGAAGCAGGAGGACGATCTTCTGACGCGCGCGCAACACTGGCTCATTGGCAAGCCGCATTAGCGCGACGGCAAAGAAGCCGGCGGAATGACCGCGGTGGTCGCCGGCCCCTCGAAGACCAGGCTGTCGCAGGTCACTTTGATTCTCACGCCTACGACGTGCGCCCGCTTCAGGATCGTCAGGGCCGAATCGGGCACCTCCACCTTGCGATAGATGTCCATGCGTAGCCCGACCGGATCGGCGCCGCGGCGCATCTCGCGCACGAACTGAGCGGCGGCCACGCGCACGAGCTGCGCGATCGTGAGGCCGTCGTTATGATCTGCGCTCATCGGGCCTGCTCCACGGCAACTGTCCGTTCCACCGCTCGGCCACGTACCGCAGGATCGCCGCGCCGGACCAGGTGACCAGGTACGCCCAGAACTGCTGATCTGACAGGTTGTTGGCGAGCGTGTCGTGCATCACGACCCAGCTCGAGATCGCGAAGCTGCCCAGGATCGCCATGCGCAGGGCCGTGGGTTTGCCCGTCGTGTCGTCCTTGAGCATGTCGGCGAAGTCGAAATCGGTGCGCTGCTGAGCCTTCCAGACCACCCAGCACGCCGCCAGCAGCAGGATCACCAGGACGATATCGGCGGTGTTCAGGTGGGAGATGAACCACTCGGCCCAGCTCCGAGCGCTGGGCGTGGTCGCGGCGGTCAGGGCCTCGGCCGCCGGGGTGGAATCGGCCATCGCCTCTGCTCCTGTGACGCCGCAGCGCGCACAGTAACCCGATTCGCGCTAATGCCAATCGCTCGAAAAGAGGTCAGGGCGAACCGGTATCCGCGACAGGCTTAAGCGTGAGCTCCATTCCGAACTGCGTCAGCATCAGCGCGCGCACGGCGTCGGTCTTGTTCATCAGAATCGCAGAAGCGCGATTGTGCGGGGCGCCGATCGAGAGCGTTTGCGCGAGCGTGCGCGCGTGGTGTTCGAGTCCTTTCGGCAGCATGGCGACGATCTCGACCTGATCGGTTTCCGGATGCGCCTGAACGACGGTCCATACCTGCTCGATCACAGTTTCTTCGCGACTTGCTCGGCTCCCTGAAGCAGCGCCCTGGCCTTAGCGCGATGGTTGATCCACCACCACCACGCACCAACCAATGCGGCGCCGGCCGCGAAACAGATCACGTACGGAAGAAGATTTGTCATGATGACCTCCTATCGCTGGCTGATGGTGAGATAGGCCCCAGCCGTGACCTGATACGTACTGCTGAACGCAAGGGCAGATGCGACCGTGAGCGTTTGATTGGCGGCGTTCGTGATGACCAGCGCGCGCATGCTGTAGGCTGCTCCCACATCGCCATTGGCACCGGTGATAGAAAGCTGCTGGCCGTTCGCCGCCACCGGTCCTACGATCGTGTTTGCCGTGCCGCCAAAGTAGATGTTCGTATTGATGTTGATCGAGGCGGACGGTTGAGAAAACAGGCCGCTGAACATCACATCATAGACACCGGCATTGGCAAAGGTGATCGTGCCGGCCGAGTTGGTGATGCCGCTGCCGGCCGATGTTCCGTTTACGTTGAAGTTGACGATGCTACCGCTATTGGTGATGCCGCTCGTCAGGAACGAGGCCGCATTGGGCGTGGTTGTTACGAAGTTGGCGGAGGTGACGGTACCGCTAAATGTTCCGTTCGCGGCCCCCGTGATCGAGTTGCCACCCATCGCCAAGTTGCCGCTGAGCGTGAGCGGTCCAAGCGAAGATGCACCAGCAGCAGCGATCGAGTCGGCCGTGATCGCATCGACTGTAAGAGCCTCCAGGCTCGTGGAGCCGGTGACCGTGAGCGTGCCGGTCGTGAACGAAGTGGCGAACGCGGTGATCTGCGATTGCAGATTGGCGATATCGGCCGAGGTCGCATTCGCGACCATGTAGCCGAAGCTGTCGAGCTGATTGCTATTGACATCAAATACGGTGAACGTGTAGATCTGGCCCGCCACTAGGAACAACTGACACGTGGCGCCCGTTGCATTCGAAATCTCTCCGCGAGCATTCAGCGGGATCGGGTTCGGCAACGCAGTCGTGCCGCCGGAATCCTGATAGGTCGGATAGTTGATGCCGCCGACTTGCGTTAGAACGGTCCCGCCCGCGGCCGGCTTCCCGCTATTGTCGAGAAATTGTAGGGTCGGGACAGAGCAGAGGGAGACGGTGGCGGCCATTTATCTGCCCCGCTTTCCAGCGTAGACTTGCCGCATGCTGCTTGACCTTTTCATCGCGATCCTATTTCTGCGCCTGTACTGGTGGTGGCAGACGAGGCTCGGTCGCAAAAGCATGAGTCAGCATCTGCTGAACCGTCCGTTATGGGGTGGTCGGCACGATGCGGGACCGAACGCTGCGAAGCGCTGAGCGCGCGGCCAGACTCTGAGCTAACGCCTCGCCGCCGGCCGCACCTGCCGCCGCGCCGGTTCCCGGGAATCCGAAGAGTCCGCCCGCCAGGCCGCCGGCCGCCGCACCGGTTGCCGGGATCACCTTCATGGCGCCGCGCTGGATCAGATTCGCGCCCTGCACCGCATCGCCCGGATAGCTCGCATTGACGTGCAGGATGTTGCCGGCCTGGTTCAGGTCCTGCAGAGCTGAGATTTCCTGCGGCGAAAAGACCTGCTGATAGCGGCTGGAGTTGCGCGCGAGCTCGGTGGCTACACCTTTGGCATTCCACTGCGTTGCCGTCTTGCCACCAGCGTCCGCCACTCGATTCGCCATATGTGCCTTGACCTCCGAGAGTGCCGCGTCGCCCAGCGGCTGGATCTCTGGCGGCAAGTTCTTAAGAACGTTCACGACGTGCGAAAACTGCGCGCTCGGCAGCGTCGTGAGCATGTCCGGGATCTTTTCGACTGGCACGGCCCGATTGATTCCGCCCGGGCCGTTGGCATCGATCAGCTTGGCGATCCCGTCCGGATCCTCCAGCGTGCGTGCCCGCAGCGCTCGCATCGCGCGCGCCTGCTGAAACACATCCGAGCCGGCCGACGAGGTGACATCATCATCGATCGCGTTTTTGAGCTGCCCGACAAAGCGCGACGTGCGCGGCGTCCAGTTGTCATTGAGCCACTGGCGCAGATTTTCGGCGTTGCCTACGGTGGCCTCGTCGCCCACGCCCAGCTTGCCCATGCGCGCCTGCAGACCCTTGTACAGCGCCTCGCCTTCGGTGGTCCCGAGGAAGTTCGATTCGTCGCCGGCCAGCGCCTTAAGGTTGTCCATCGCGACCGGCGTGTCGCCGGCCTTGGCGCGCGCCGCTGTGTAGAGCGCCTTGGTCTGTGTGTTGAACCATTCGCCCAGCGCGTCCAGCGGCGCCAGGATCGTGTTGCCCTTAAGAATGCGCGCGGTTTCGTCCATCCCGACCGTTCCGCCCGTATCGCGCACGATGCCTTCAGCGTGGTTCTGCAGCGCCTGGCGCTCCATACCCAGCTGCGCCTGCATGGCGCGACCGTCCGGGCTATCAAGCTTGGCCTGCTGAAAGTCGGTCGATGCCGCCCCGGCGTCGGCATTGACGGCGCTCTCACGCGCCTTCGGCAGGCCGATCCGGTTCAAGACGGCCTTGCGCGCCGCAACATCGGCCGCAGCGGCAGGCGGAATAGCCGGCTGGGCGCCCGGGATCGGTTCCGCTGGCTGTTCGAACACGGGCGCCGTGGGCTTGGCAGCGGCAGTGCCAGCGACGGCCTCTGAGGGCTGCACGAGCCCCGCAGCGCCTTCCGGCACCGGAGGGCCACCAGATGGTGCTCCCTTCGGCAGCACGCGTCCCAGCGCCCGCATAGCGGCCACCGGACCGGCAAATTGCGTCCCGACATCGGCCGCTGTGGCAAGGCCAGCGCGCACGCCGCTCGGAACGGTGACCTCCTGGCCTTCCAGGTAGAACGGATGCTCTGGCGAGCCGGCCTCCTGCACTGCCTCCCCTATCTTGCCGCCGACCGTGCCGAGCCACTGGCCCGGCTTGGAGAGGATCGCCGCGATATCCTTGCCTTCCTGCGTCTTTGGCTCGTAGGTGTAGTCATTCTGGGCGGCATGGATCGCATTCACGGCATCGTCCAAGGATGATCCGGTCGCGAGCATCCCGGCGCCCTTGAAGCCGCCGTAGACGTTCGCCGCCGCGCCGGTCGCGAGCTTCGCGAAGCCTTCCCAGCCACCACCGCCGAAAGCGCTCTGCGCCGGCTTGGCCTCAGTCGCTTGCGCCGTTGGTTTCGATTCCGGCAGGGCGGCAGTCGCGTCCTGGTCCATGCGACTGCTGAGCGTTTGCGGTGCAATATCCTGCGCCATGCGGGCGCTTAAGCTTTGCGGCGCAGCCTGATCCGGCGCGGCCGGCGTCCCCGCGTCGAGCTGCATCTGCTCGGACAGGTTCACCTGAAAAATCCCATCTGCTCGAGCGCGCCGGCCTTGCGCACCAGGTCGGCCTTATCCGGCTGCCTGGAGATGAAGACGCGCGCTGCGGCCGGGTTGCTCTTGGCCAGATCCTGGTACTGCCAGATGCGCGGGTCGGCGCTCGCCTCGAAGGCTTGCCGGCCTTCCTGGTACGCCTGCGGATCGCCCGCGCCGCGGTTCGATAGGCGCGTGGTCTGCAGGAAATTACGCTCGGCCTGGTTCATCATGACCTGGCCGCGCAGCGTCCCGGCGGCTTCCTTGATGGCGTCCGGATCCATGTGCGAGTTCGGCTGCCCGGCCTCGACCAGCGCGCGGGCCGCGTCGGTGCCGGCTGGCGTGGAGATGTTCAATTGCGCTATCGCTTTGTTCAGCAAGTTCGTGTCGGTCTGCGCGTCACCGGTCGCGTTGATCCCGAAGCCGCGCAGAATGCCCGCCATGTACTGCTTTTTGTCGCCGCCCGGCCCGGTGAACGCGGAGGGCGCCAAGCTCTCGATTGTCTTGGTCAAACCGGTCACCAGCGGCATACTTTGCGCGCTGGCGTTCAGGCCCGTGAAGTGGTCCGCCATGTCGGCCGTGGTTTTCTGCTGACCCTGGACGGCGGCCGGAGTCGGGAATGGCGAGCCGCCCGCACCCATGCCGGTCCCAGCGGCGCCGCCGATGTAATGCGGCTGTCCCTGCAGATCCATCACGATCTGCGGCGCGACGCCCTGTTTCACCTCCGGACCGGTAGGTCCCATCGGAAGCGGTGACAGCGGATTGAGCTGCACCGGTTGCGCGCCGCCCGCAGGACCCGTAACGCTGCCGATCGCAGGGCCCTGTGTGCCAGCGACAGCGGCCGTCGGCTCGAACTGCTGGGCCAGATGCAGCAGGGAGAGCTTGGTTTTCGCATCCGGAACATGGTCGCCAAGATTCTGCAGCAGGGATTTCGAATAGCTCGCGGCATTGGTAAGCGCTGCTGGCGCATTCGGTCCCTGCTGCTGCACGTACGCGTCGATCTTCGACATGATGGCGCCGGACGCATCGGCGGGCGTGTTCTGATCGCCCATCGATGAGCGCACGATTCCGGCGATGTCGTCTTTGTAGTTCTGGCCGAGTTGCCGCGCGCTGTCGGCGAGCTTCAGGCGCGTGTCCTGCGTCTTCACGATGTTCTGCACCACGTCCTGCCCGGTCATCGGCAGGTACTTGGTTGCGAATTTCGTTAACGCGACCGGATCGGCTTCCCCGTTGGCGCCCATGAGCGGATTGCCGTCCGGATCCTTTCCGTTTTGCATGGACGATTGCAGCAGTTGCCGCTCACCCATCGTCTGCTGATTCCTCTGAGCCTCGGCCTGCGCAGTCGCCTGCAGGGCTTGCCCGGTCTGAAGTGTCTGCTGGGCCTGCTGAACGCCGATCTGTTTCTGCTGCAGACCCATGAGGTCCGATAGCGTCGTCAAACCTTTGTTCGGGTTGACATCGACGTTCTGCGCGATTGGGGCGCCGAAGTCAGGCATCTAAGTTCCAGCGCCTTGGCCCGGCTGCCCGACAGTGTTCACAGGCAGATTGCTGAAGTCGAATCCGCCTCCACCTCCGCCTCCACCTCCTCCTCCGCCGCCCTGTCCGGATAGAAGATAGGCAAGTGGAACGCCTGCGCCTCCAACCGCATTGGTGCCACCGACGATGCCACCGGCAGTTGATGCGGCAGCGCCGGCCTGCGCCTGCGCGATCCCGGTGCCAAGTTGCGTGCCGGATGTTCCGACCTGTGTGGCCGCATTCTGGCCCAGGCCAGCGATACCGGAGAGCCGCGAGAAAATTGCATTGTTCTGCGTCTGGAATCGGTTGAAGGCGTTCTGATATCCGGTCGCCGCCATATTCTGATTGAACGACATCAGATCTTTCAGCGCCGGTCCCGATAAAGCCCCGACCCCAGGCGTATCCGCATTGCGCAGCGCCTGGCCTCCAGTTTGGAGCTGGAATTGATAGCCGGGATCTAGATTGTTAAGGAAGTCCTGCGGCGAGAAGCTTCGATTGAGCTGGCCGCCCGGGGCGAGCATGCTGTTCAATTGCGAGGTCGCGCCATAGCCGGCCTGAATGAACGGCTGCTCCTGGGCGTTGATCGTGTTGAACATCGAGAGCTGCGTATTTGCAGCCTTCTGTTGACCGCCGGCCTGCGTGTTGGCGGCCATGTTCGAGCCGACAGCGCCGACGACAGCGGCCCCGCCTACAGCGACCGCAACCCAGCTCATGGGGCCACCCGCTCTGTCGTGGATTCCATCATCAGCACGCCCGGCTTCGGATTGTTGCGGACATCGAAAAGGGACGGCTCTTCGTAATCGGTCAAACGCTTTTCGATCACGTCCAAATTGCGTTCGCGCCCGACGCTGTGCACGGTGACAATGGTGACTTCCTCGATCCGAGTCAGCACGGCGCGCTTGGTCCCGGGTTTGGTCACCATGATGTCGCCAGCCTTGATTTCGATCAGCGCGCCGTCCTGCGCCACCCAGGCGCGACCCTTGGTCACGATGAAGAAGTTTTCGCGCTTGTGGATCTTGGATACCACGAGCATGTCCGGGAACTGCGTGTATTCGCGCAGGTACATCCCGTCGGCAAAGCGATGCTCCGTACGCACGCGTGCCTGCGGCAGCTTTGCCATTGCCTCCTGCAGCCGGTCGATCGACTCGCGCGTCGGCAGCGTCTGCAGATCGCTCATTGGATCAGCAGCCCGGAAGCGGTGAATGTGATCGCGGCAGCCGCAGCCGCAAAGGCGTGGAGCTGAGATCCGGCCGGCAGGACCACGCCGGATAACTCAGGCGAGACGTAGGACTCGCCTGGTGCAATGGTTCTGGCTGAGATCAAGGTCGTTCCCGGTCCGAGCGCTCCGCCGGGAGTGATCCCGGCAGTGATGGTTATTGCGCCCGCCGTGGTGTTGGTGAACACCGCGCGGCCGACCTTGGCCGTAGTCTGCGTGGGCGCAGTATAGATCGCAACATCGGCGCTGCCAAGCTGCGTCGGGGCGACCAGCAGGACCTGGAGTACCGTGGTCACGATCAGACCGGCGCTTCGCCCCAGATCATATTGCCTTGCCAAGTGGCCGAGGTAAGCGCAGCGGATCCGCCCAGAGCGACCATTGAACCTGGTGGAATGCAGAGCCAACCTGGAATCTCTGGCGGTGAGGCTTGGGTGACCAGCGCCGCGCCGGCTGCGGTTGCCCAATAATATGAGCCAAGCGGAACGATGTTCGTGAGCGCCGTCGAGCCGGTCAGGGCCGCATTCACGAATGCTTTGGCAGCCGAGCCAGACGGCAACATCGTTAGCTGAGACACCGGATAGGCGGCGCTGGCTGCGGCCGTTATCGCCGCCGTAGGGCCGTAGTACAGGCCCCAGGTCACCGTACCAGCCGCAGACGCGGCGACGACATTGGCATAGTTGGCTGATAGCACCCACAAATTCTTGCCTGATCCAACCGGGTTCCAGACAGCGATTTGCGGAGTGCCGGCCGCGCCGCCTGAATAGGCAGTGATCGCGGCTGCGGTAGCAACCGAGACGGAGAAAACCTGCCCGGACCATGTAAGAGCCGTATAACGAGGCAGCAATTCGGAGACGGCGAGCTCGCCGAGCTGCGCCTGCATCACATTCTGACTGCCCGATCCGCGCGCGTTCGGGGTTGCATTGAGGACTTCACCTTGAATGAGCATGTGCGCTCCCTATTGAGCTGCCAGACTTGCATCCGAGCGTAATTGCTCGGGATCGATACCGGAACCATCGTTCAGTTGCGCGATCGAGGTGCTGATGACACGCAATTCTAGAAGCGATGCCTCCATCAGATCGGCCACTCGCTGCAACTGCCCGTTCAATTCTTGCGAGGCATTAGTCGCCAGCGTCGTCGAGGTCGTGATGGAAGGAATCGGCGGAAAAATGGTGATCGGCATGTCAGACCGCCTGTGCCCCGCTCACGAAAATGTTGCATCCCGCAGCGCTGGCCTGCGCAGCGATCGTGTCGCCCGCGTTCAGGATCTGCGTGCCGGTCCATTGAAAGATGCTCGCAGCAGGAATCGATGAGCCCGGGATCAGTTGCGTCGATGCGCTCAGGCCAACGCCGGCCCACACGGTGACCGCTATGGGAACCAGCGCAGTGTTGGAGATGTCGATGTCCTTCAGGTATGCGACCATGTTAGACGGGACCGTGTAGATCACGGTCTGCGCCACGCCGACGGCGCCCTGCGCAAGCTTGGTCGGCGTGACGATCTGAAAGGCAGCCATCAGACATCCAGCCAGATGAGCGTGTTCGGAGTCACCGGATTCGGCGGCACGGTGTCATCTTCTGGAATCGACAGGAAGACGGCCGGCGGCACGATGATCGGCGTGCCGGGCCCGCTCAGTGTTTGCTTGCCAATGTTGTAAAGGAACAGGTACCAGTTGATCCCGATGATCATTTTCCCGGTCGGCTGTCCTGCTGCATCGCGCTGGATCTCACCGAACGGCTCGGTCTGAGGCGGGATGGTCTGAGGCAATAGGCTCATGCGCTGAACGCCCGCAAGGTAACACCGATCAGATCGCGCTTGACCGGATCGATCACTTCCAGATCCACCACGTTGTCGCGCCCGAATGCGAGCTTGCGCCACATCGTGCGATTTTTGTACTGGCCGATCTGCCCGATCGGAGCGGACCAGCGTTGCCCGAATGTCTTGCCGCCATCGCGCGAAATTGCAATGCTGGCCTGTGGATTCGATCCAAGTCCGCTCGCATTGCCCACGCCCGGCACGAAATCGAGCTGCAGGCTCGCCATGAAGACGCGGCCGCGCTGCCCCTTATCCCAGATGTGCGGCGAGCGGCGCTTGGCGAGAATCGGCCATCCGGAATCGGTGAAGGCATTGCGTGTGAGCTGATAGAGCGAGCCGCACTGGTAATCGCCCACGATGCGCATGCCCTGGAAATTCATGAAGGCATTAGACCGGTGCCGGTGAAACTTCTGCAGGTACGGATCGTACGACGGGCGCTTGTGCAGAAGCTGCGACTGCGAGTCGTAGCACCAGGTCACGTCCGCCGTCGGGAACGTGAGCACGTAGAACTCGTGCGTGTCATCCTGGTAGGTGTAGGCGAACGCATCCGACGTGATCGGATACTGCGCGACCTCCGTGCCGAAAGCCGGAGTTGAGACCACGTTGACCGCAAACCCGCTCGACAGAAGGATCACATTTTCGCCACGCTCGGAGCGGCCAAACCAGATCAGGCCTTCGGTGCCGAACCGCGCGACGGAATACTTTGCCTTGCAGCCGGCCTGGATCGGTGTGCCAACCAACCTCTGGAACGCGAAATACTGGCCGCCCGCGTCATACCAGATCTCGGTCGTCTTGTCGCCGATCAGCCAGAGCTGCTCCTTGTTCTCCATGACGGCCACGAGATTGTCGGCCGAGCTATCCTTGAGTGCGAAGTTGGTCCCGTTGAATGTGATCCCGTATTGCACGCCGTTCGTGTAGAAGGTCTGTGTGCCGGGTTGGTTGAAAATCCACCAGCCATCGATGAAAGCGACGGTATCAGCGCCAAGAAAGGCCGGATCGGTGATCTGCGAAAACGCTCGCGTGGAAATGTTGTAGAAGTACCCATACGGTCCGTCTACGATCACCGCATAGCCGCCGATGTTGTTGTCGCGGATTCTGACCTGCCCGATGTTTGTGAGCAGCGTGCCGACCGATGTCAGAGCCAAAGTCGCAAAAGACGTGGCGGTTGCTGGCGTCGTGATCGTCACGAGATAGCAGGTATTGCCGATCACCGCGAGCGCGGTCTGATCGTTCGGCAGCTCCCACAGGCCGCGCACCTGCAAATTGGTCACTGCAGAGGGCGGCGGCCACTGCTGGATCGTGGTGCCGCCGATGCTCCAGCATGCTGCGGCCTGAGCCGATACCTGGACCGCCGAGCCGTTATCGGCCCATAGCGTGCCGCCTGCCGGTACGCCACTGATGGCCACAATGTGTCCAAGCAGCGTGGCGACGTTGCTCACGATGGCGAAACGGGCCACGTTCGATCCAACCGCCCAAAAATGCACAAGGTCAGATTCCCCCATGCCGGCCGGCGGCGTGCCGCCTACAAAGCCAGGACTCGCCCACCAGGTACGCGCTGCGTTCAGGTACGTATCGCAATCGCTCACGCTCGCGAACGAGTACCGCGCGACCTCCACCGTTACGCCGAGCGGATCCACCGAGCACAGGTGCGCCCAGCGGTTGGTTGAATTGTCGGAGGTGATGACCCAAAGATGCGCCATGTCGGCGCACGGGAAATGCGCTTCCAGATACCAGTTGCCCGCTCCTGGTGCCGTCAGCGCTGCTAGCACGTCGGAATTGATGACTCCACCGCTGCTACCGGTGAACTTGAACCCGTAAAGTTGCGCGTTGCCGACGTTGCTCTGGTGACTCACGATTTGATTGCCGGTACCGAAGCTTCCGCCCGGTAAATGGCCGTAGATCCCGCCCAGCCCTTGCGCCTGCTGCATGACCTGGCCCATCACGTTGCTGCCGGGATCCAGGAATCCTGACCCTCCAGGCCGCAGCAGTGATTCCACCGTGTTCGGTATATCGGTCGGCAGCACAGTGCCATTGGCAAGACTCAACCGATAGGTGGTCGGCAGCAGTGTGCTGGAGCCGCTGTTCCAGCCGTTGACTCGCACCGTTCCACCCGTAAAGGCGGTCGCGATCGGATACGGGCCATTGACGCCTAGGGTTTGAAACGGGAAGCCGGTTGCGTCGTTCTCCCATATCTTGACGAGCGGATGGGTGTCGATGATGACGGAAATCGGGCCGCCCGGACTGCCGCCTCCTGGCGCCGCGACAAGCTGCACCAATCCAGGACAGCCCAGCAGTCCTACGACCTCTTTCGCGTTCTGCTTGTCAACTTCAGCGTACCAATTGATGCACGTCTGATTGTTCTGCAAAGGATTCGGTGCGGTATCCTCGCCTCCGACGAATCCAAAATCGCCGAAGATTTGAAGCGGTGCAGACTCGCCGGGCATCGGTCAAAACCCAATGTAGCTGCGCTGATTCGCAACGAGCGTCGCCATATCGGTTGATCCGATCGCGGACGAAAACAAAATCGCTTCCGGCAGCAGACCATCCCAAAAGACGGAGCCTGCGATGCACCCGATCTGATTCGCTGGCGATACGATCGTTGTGTTGAATGTGTTACTAGGTGCTGATCCGGGGGCACTGTTGTTCAAAACACCGTTGATGTACGTATTCACCAACGGTGTTGATTGCCACGTTCCGATGACCGACAGCACCGTGTTATATATTTGCACCGTGCTCGCGCAATCGTGATTGACGCCATACGTTGAGTGTCCAGCGTATGAGAATGGGTTTGGTACCACGTTCCCCGCGACGACGCCGAACGAAAGTTGAGCGCGCCCGTTGCCAGAGGTGCCGCCAGTGTCGCCGTAGCACAGCCAGCCAGGCGTCGAGCTTGAGTTTCCGATAACCGTCTGTTCTGCAACAGAGGCGAATGTGCTTGGATTCGTTCCGGTCACCACGGGGCCGTTCGGGAAGCGCAATTCCGTGCTATTCGCGCTGATGCACAGGATCGCCGGCTTGCTGTTGGTGCCGATCGTCTTCAGCGTGCCAGATGCGACGATCTGCGGCTGTTTGCCCGTGGTCGCCTGCGTGGCGTTATAGCCGTTGCCGCTTTGGTCGTACCACGTGTCGATGAAGCCGTTGTTGGCGCCGACGAAGGTGGCGAGTGACGCCGTGTCTAGCACGCCTCCCGCGAATCCGATGTCCTGCGTCGTGTTGTCAGAGCTGCGTCGCACCTTGATACACTTGCCAGCGTAGGCACCGCGCAGCAGACGCAGCCCCCATGCCGCGCTCGCCGAGATCGACAAGGCGTCCAGCGGGAACGCCGATCGATGCCTGGTAAATCCCTTGATCACGTATTATCTCCACCGAGGACCCAGGTAGTAGTTGCAATTTTCGTCAACGTCAGAGTCGAATTCTGCGCGCGCGCCGTCACCGAACTTGCGTTCAGGAGCGTATCCGTCGTGATGGCGACAGTAGTCTGCCCCGCACCCAACTGAATGACCTGAAATCCTGTGCCGACCGGAAAGGCGACGGTCGCATTGGCCGGGATCGTCACCGTGTTAGCCGACGCGTTGTTCATGGTCACGATGCCCTGGTTCGCCGACGAGGCCGGCGCATCTGTCAGAGCGAGCGTATAGGTCGTGCCGGTCTGCTGGTTGACTGATGGAGGGGAGCCGCCGACGCCCAACGATATCGCGATGCCGCCAGCGCCGTATGCCTGAACCAGATTGCCGTTAGCGTCGAACGTGGCGAGAATCGGTATCGGAGTCGATGGAGTCTCGCTTGCAGGGCCAGGGGTCGAGCCGCTGCTGCTCACATTCGGGTTCGGATAGGCCATGTTCAGTCTCCGATGTCTGCGTAATGGCGTCCTGAGAGCACGCCTTTAATCGTTGGAAGGCTGACGCCGTACGATTCTGCAATCACACGCCGCACAATTCCTGCCTCTCTCATGATCCTGATCCCGCGTACATCTGCGGCGCTTAATTTGGCGCGCGGACTATCGGTCGATCCATATGGCTTTGATTTTCGTGGTCTCGGCGCTGGCGGAACTTCGCGGTGCTTTCGCACCATATCAACCATGTTGTCACTTTGAGTGCCGATGAATAGATGCTTGGGATTGCAGCACCCTGGGTTATCGCAATTGTGTAGCACCAACTTGCCGTCAGTCGCCGAAAGGGTGATCGAACCTGGAAATGCAGCAAGATAAGCGATGCGGTGTGCGTAAATCTTGCCAAGACCTCCGATGTTGATACGCCCATATCCAGGGCGATCCTTTCCTCTGCGATCCTTGTTTCTATGGCCTAGCCATTCCCAACATTCGTTTTCGGTTCGAATGTCGATCTTCGACCAAATGTCTTCTATTCTATTTGTCATCGTTGGTAGCCGCCGCTAAGAACCCAACCTCCGTCAACGCGATTTCCTCTTACCAGCTCACGATCGTAGCGAGCGACATTGGCCGGCTTCGCGTTGAGAGCCTTGACAAAGCTCAATGCCTCTTGAGCATTTGTCTTAATCGCCTCAGATAGCGGGAAGCCGTACTCTGCGCACAATTCCTTCGCCAGCAGCCACTTGAGCATCCTTGAGTAGCCTTGCGGCATGACGAGAACCTGGTTCAACGTCAGGTTCGACAGGATCGTGTCGGTGAAAAGGTGCAGTTCGGCGTTATTGCCAGGCGTCTGGTATGCGTTGAGCAACCCGTACGGGAACTGGTTGTTGTACCAGGCGACCGTCGGCCACGGCCCCGGCTGCGCCTTGTACAGCAATTCGGTGTACTGCGATTCCGTGTAGGCAACGTCTAGCGTGAAGTCCAACGCATTAAAGCGCGTGAAGCCGTGCGTGATCCGCAGCGGTCGCGGGATCGGGAAATCTCCCGGCACCGTATACGAGAAACTGTCGGCGCCGTTGGAATTCGCCGTCGCGTTGGCCGACATAGTGACGGTCGTGGCGCCGATCGCCAGGACCGTCGTGAGCGCCGGAATCAAGCCCTGCACGTCGGTCAGGATAGAGCCAGAGCCGCACACGTAGGCAGCGGCGGCGCCCGCGACCAGATTGCTCGGTATGTTCGTGACCGCCGTGATCGTGGGTGAGCCGCTCGTCAGCGTGCCGGAGAATGGGCCGGAGCCGAGCAGCGTCATGATGGGATTGCCGACCGTGTACAGGCGCTTCTGCGCGGTCCAGGTGAGGATGTTCTCGTTGGAGCCGAACACATATTGCTTGTCGATCGAAAGCGAATCGAGCAGATCGTTCAGCGTATCGAGGCAGTCGGCCTCATCGGGCGCCGCGATCTGCTCGCCCGACTGGTATGAGTTGATCCGGCGCAGCGCACCTTGGATCAAATTCAAGGCGGTCGTGTAGCCGATCGTCATACGTTGGTCCCTCCCGCCGGATAGGCGACGCTGACCGGCAAGTTTGCCACGGTCAGGCCCACCGGGGAATTGGCGAGCACGCCGGTCGTGCCGCTGGCCGGCGACTGCGCGGTGACGACGTTCGGCTGCGCCGCGGCTGTCTTGACCCAGGTGATCGTGACCGGATCGGCCTGAAAGTAGCCCAGCGGCAGCACGCGCACGCCAGCAGCTACGAGCGCGGTCAGAGCGGCCGGATATTCGAGCCCGACGACGTTTGGCATCGTAGGCATCGGCGCATCATTTGAAAGTCAGCTCGGCCCAGACCAGCGAAATGTCCGCGACCATCGTCGAGATTGTCGCTCCGGCGGCGACCGACACCCAGTCGCCCGGGCTCGCGATGATCAGGCCGTCGAGCGGCTCGATCAGGCCTCCGGTGATGCCGGCGGTGGCCGTCGCGTCGACCTCGTGCGTGGCAAGGAACGCGACGCCTGCATTGGCAACCGTGCCCTTGTTGTAGACATTGCAGGCTGGCGTCTGATTGAAGCCTGGCCGCGTACAGCCGACTCCGGTGATGGCGGTGGGAGAGGTCGGGGCCGAAGTCTGTCCGGTCCCCCAGGTGATCCCGACCACGCCGGCCGCCGCGGGCGCCGTCGTCCAGCCGAGCGAGACGCCCAGGATGACCGCCAGGACTTTGCTGGTGCCGCCGGCCGCTTGACCGGTGTTATTCCACAGCAGCGGGCCGCCCGTCGCTGCTGCGGTACCGAAGGCCGTCATGCCGGTCAGGGCGGCGGTTGCGACGAACACCTGCCCGGCGCGCGCGAGCTGGTAGTAGCTATCGGCCTCCGAGGAGTTGCGGCTGATGATCACGAGACGATCTGCGTCAGAGCCGAATTGTTCGAGGTCAGGTTCTCCGGACGCGACACCTCGATGTAGTAGATCTCGTTGGCGGTGGGCGTGATGGTGGCGGCGGTCGCGTTGATGAACGCAATGGCGAGCGTGTTCGCCGCCGATACGCGTGTGTTGACGATCCCGAGGCCCGTTTGCGTGGTCGGCTTGCTGATGTCAACCATGTCGCCCAGCAAGAGCCCGTTGACGGTGAAGGTTTGCTCCACGGTCGTGTTCGGCGCCACGGAGGAAGGCGAGATCGTGATCGCCAGCACCCATTGGGCCTTGATGTTGCCGTAGGAGATCGTGCTCGGATTTGGCATGGCTTTCCCTCACGCCGCCTTTTGCAGCAGCCCGCTTGCGACGCAGTGATCGTAGAAGTTGCCGCGCCAGGCGCGCGAGCCGCGATGGGTGAAACCGATGTCGGCATCGACCCACAGGAAATTGCCGGTCTCGCACCAGCGCCGGCAGAACCAGATGTCCTCGCCATAGGCGCTGTCGTCCGCCTCGAGCCGAAAGTATGGCTTGGCGAGCTTCGCGAACGCCGAGCGCTTGATCCGCAGGAAGGCGGTCGGGACCTCCAATGCCTGGAAAAGGCCGTCCTCGATGACGCCGGTCAGCGCGCCCTGGTGGTATTCGCTGTTGCTCTCGGCGCTGCGTTTGGGCACCAGGCCCCCAACGACCTCCTGCCGATGCGACAGGACGCGCGGCAGCACGCGCGCGTCGAAGCCGACATCAGCATCGACGAAGATCAGATCATCGGCATCGCTCGCCAGGAAGGCATCGACGATCGTATTGCGGATCCGACCCAGGCAGGCGCCGGCGCCCGCATTGACGTTGCGCTGCAGGCGCACGCCCAGCCGCGTCAGCAGGATGGCCGCCTCGACCATCGAATGGTCGTGATCGATCGAGACCGCCATGTCGAAGCACGGTGTCCCGAAGAACACCGTCTTCGGCAGCGTCGATGCGCCGGCCTCGACCATGCCTTACCAGTCGATCTGGTTGCCGGAGGCCGGAGCCGACCAGTTCGGCTGCACGCGCAGCACGGTCACCACATAGACCTGAGCGGAGGTCGGCGTGATGGTGGCTGCCGTCACATTGGCGAAGTTGATCGCCAGCGTATCGGCTGCGGAGACGCGCGAGCCGCCGATCACCAGGCCAGCTTGCGTGGTGGGCTTCTGCACCAGCACCACGTCGGTGGTTAGCAGCCCGATGCCGGTGGTGGCGAAAGTCTGCTCGGCCGAGGTCGCGCCCGACACGGAGGCCGGCGACAGCGTGAGGTTGAAGATGCCCATTTTCCAGACATTGCCGACCGGCATCTGGACGGTATCGGGCAGGCTCGCACTTTGCGGACCCGGGTTGGAGCCGTCGACGTTGGTAACTGCGGGGAAGGCCATCGTCGCTCTCCCTTAGCCCGAAACCCGCACGCCGAGCGGACGGTACAGGCTGGAGAACCCATACGCAATGTCCATCCGGGTCGGCTCGGCATCATTGTTGATCGTGTACTGCGTGGCGATTCTGATCGAGATTCCGAGATCTTCGTCGTAGGCGCGTGAGGCTTCCACCGCGGTTCTGGGGAGAGGAAGATCAACGAACGCGAGAGCGTACGCGTCGCGGTGGAAGTACAGGTTTTCGGTCGAAGCCGTGGCCGAGGCCGCGCCGCCGTTGACCGTGATCGTGTAGGGCGTAACCGGCGCGGCCGATGAGTTCTGGAATTGGCCGCCGGAGATCAGGCACTCGCCCACGGTGACCGTCAACAAGCCGCCGGCCGTGCAGGTGTACAGCCCCGTGGTCGCATTGAACGTGCCGTGGTTGAGTGTCGCGGTTGCGAACTGCGGGCCGCCTGGCCCTGCTGTGCCGGTCATCTGCGCATAGCCGCCCGGCGGCAGCACCACGAACTGCTTCAGCGTGTTGCCGTACCGGCCGCGGTTCTGCGGGTTCACCGGATACACGCCCTTGACCTGGAGCGTGTCGCCGACGTAGACCTGGGCGGTCGCATTGCCCAGGCCGGAGATTTCGAACGTGCCGGTCTGCGCCCAGCCTGAGGTGAGCAGCGCCGTCCCGCCCGTGGGCGAGGTGGCCCCGGCTAGCACGGGCGTTCCATCCAGCGTGCCAGTCGTGTAGTTGGCGATATTGGCGTCTTCGAACCAGTCGGCGCCGGCCGTCTTGGCCGCGACCATGCCGGTTTCGAAGAGGTCGCTGATCTTCGCCTGCGGGTTGAACAGGCCCTTGAGGGAATCGGCCATGCTCGAGGACGCGAGCGGATGCAGCACCGCGGTGGGCATCATGCCCTTGGGCATGCCCTCGGACACCAGGATCGCGCGCGCATCTGAGAACGACTTGAAGGCCGTCGGCGTCGTACCGGGCGTGCCCAGGCGGGTCGCCGTGTTCTGCAGCGCGAAGTAGGCGCCGTCGTTGTCCACGCGGTTCGCCGTGGCGATGCAGGCCGGGTGGATGAAGCGCTCCTCGAACTCGTCGATGTCGAGCAGCATGTTGATCGTGTTGAACTGGATATCGACGTGGAACTGATACAGGATGTTCACCGGCACGTAGTTCTCGGTCGAGGGCTCCACGTTCAGCGCCGGGCCGAAGGTGCCCTGGTACCGAGGCGGCAAGCGGACGTTGCAGGTCGCGCCGATCTTGCGGCCCTTCTGCCCGAATTCCTTGTCGTATTGCCGGTTGAACTTGTCGGTGAGCACGCACATGTTCGCGAGCACCGGCAATGCCCGGTTCGTGATCATGCTGATCGTCAGGAGCTGGTTTGCCACGAGCGATGCACCTCAGCGCCCACGCAGGGCGCGAACGGAAACGAAATCCGCGAATCAGTGTCGCTTGCGCAAGGCCAGATTGGCGTGGTTGCGCCGCTCGTAGTCTCGGATCGTCTCGCGGATGTTCATATCCTCCGGAGCGACCTCTGAGGGAGAGGCACCACTGCCGTTCAAAGGCCTGATCACAGGCGCCGTATCGCGGGCCCGGCCCGGGACAATGCCCGTCTCGTCTTCGCTCGGTGCGGCCTCGCGCCGCGTGCCGTTGGCGCTTGCTTTGCTGCTCGGCGTTGCGCCGTCTTCATCCTTCGCGGCCGGCTTTTTGGCCTCGAATGGTTTAAGGGTACTCTCGATTTTGCCGATTGTCACCAATTGCTCATCTGGCGGCAGTTTCGCGAGCTTGGTGAGCAGCTCCGGGTGCTTCGCCAAGTGGTAGCCAAGCTCGGCGAACATCTCGGACTTCTGCATATAGCCGGCCACCACGGGCGGCACTTCGGCATCGACGGCGCCGACCACATCCGCATAGTCAGGTACCAGTTCGATCGCCTTGGCGATGCGCGCGCTGGCGGTTTCGCGGACCTCGGCCTGACGCCGCTCGGCCTCTGCCGCGGTGCGCTCGGCTTCCTTGGCGCGCAGCTTTTCATCCACGCGCCAGTCGGTCATCGCTTCCCAGTACGCGACTTCGCCCGCCGCATCGGCGGGGAACTTGTCGCGCTGGGGCTTGCCGGTGTCCGCTTTGGCTGCAGGTTCTACAGGTTGCGCCTTCGCCTTCAGATCATTCAACTCGCGTTCCGCCGCGGCGAGGCGGGACTCGGCAAGCTTCCTCTCGCTGTACTGCGCGGCGGCAAACTCCTCGGCTGCTTTGCGCTGGGCGACCCGCTTTCCAATGACGCGCTTGACCGAATCGGGCAGCTCCTTGCGGCCCACGGCCAGCAGATCGTGGCGCTCGCGTGAAGTCAGGCCATCCTGGCCTTCGACCTCCTCGGCGTCTTCGGTGGCCGCCTCTCCGGCCGGTTTCGCCGCTGCCTCATCGGTCGGCGCCGCTTTGGATTGCGGGATCTTGCCATCTTGCAGCGCCTGGGCCACGTCCAGATCGGATCTGATTTGCTCCAGTTCCGCTTTGCTGTCGATCGTTACAACCGCCATCACATGCCCCCGTTCGGTTTGCTCTCGGCGCTCAGCCCTGCCTGCACCATGCGATCCGCATCCTGCGCAGCGCCAGCCTGATTGACCCTGGAATCGAGAATCTTGCCGCCGGCGCGGATCTCCTCGACCGCAAGAGCAGTATGCGCGCGCGTCTCGGTGTCGTGGATCTTGGTCTGCGCGTTCACATTCGTGTCGTGCGCCTGCACCGTCGCCGCCAGATGCGCCTTGGTGATACCGGCCTTGGCATCCTGCTGCGCGGCCTGTAGCTGTTGCTGGAGCGACTGCACTTGGTTCGCCAGTGATTGCACGATGCTGCTGGCCCGGCTTGACAGCCCTTCCATGATCTTCTGCAGGCCCTCCGGGTTGGCGGCCATCAGCCGGTCGGCGAGCTCCTGCATGTACGGGTGGTCGATCGAGCGAAACACCAGGTCCGCGCCCTGCTTGGCGATGATCTCGGCCAGCGGGCCGATCTTCAGCAGATCGACCAGGTTCTCGGCGCCTTCTTCGCGCTTGGTCTCGTAGCCCGGCCCGGTGTCCATCACCACGTCGTAGCGGCCCACCGAGAGGTCGTTTTTCACGCGCTCGATCGCCTGGCCGTCCGCACCTTGCTCCTGCGTCTTATCGTTGAGCTTGACCATCGTGGGCGTGGAGTCCTCCCCGATGATCCGCTGCATGCGGCCCGGCTCCGGGTAGTAAAACGGGATCCATTCGACCATCACGCGCCAGAGCTGGGCGATCCCGAGCGTCAGGTTGTCGTAGTACTGAAAGTGCGACTGATCGGAGAGCCACTGCCGCCGCTTGATAGCGCGGCCGGACACCACAACGCCCTTTTCATCCTGACCCGGCTCGTTCGGCATGCCGGCCACGGCCATCAGGTTCGAGCGCATGCCCTGCACAAACTCGGCAAAGCCCTGTTCGATTCCGGCAGGAGGCTGGCGCGTCGGCAATGGCAGCAGTTGATCGCCCTGCGCCGTTGGGATGACGACGGCTTTACCTACCAGAATCGAATAGGACTTCTGATTCGCGTCGTCCCACTCCGGATGGCCGTCGGTGACGCCTTCGTAGGCAGTCCACGGCGCTTTGGGTGCGAGGCCTAGCCGCTTGATCTTGGCGACCTCGCCGTAGTTCACCATCCGCTGCGCGTCCATCATGGCCTCGACCATGCCGCGGCGGCGCACTTTGCCGTCGATGTCGCGCACGTTGCCTTCGACGCGGAAGATCGGGATGTAGCTACCCGGGATCTGCTGGCGATCGATCACGATAAGGCCGTTCAGGCGAAACCACTCGACTTGGCGCTTGACCGAATCGCGCGAGCCTTCGATGCGGGCGCCGGCTTTCTTGAAGCGCTCGGCCACGTCGTCCAGATCGACGATCATCGCGCCGTCGCTCTCGCGCCTGCGTCGTGGCAGTTCGGAGCGGTACCGCGTCATCTCGGAGCCGTCAGCAGCGCGGATCGAATAGAGCTTTTCCTCGCGATCGCGAATGCGGAAATACTCGGCCAGGCGCAGATCTTCCTTGTCCTCCCAGTTCGTGCGCTCCTCATCGCGCCCGATGTCGGTCCATTGGATGTTCCGCGCGTTTGGATAGCGGCGCTTGTACTCCTGCCGCTTCATCTTCATCGAGACGATGCACCAGGTCTGATCGGCGCCGCTGGGCATGATGGCGCTCGGGTCCATCGCCACTGTGAAGGTGTTGCGGATCGGCAGGATGCGCAGGTCCTTCTGAAACGAGCGCGCATCGATGTATTCGGCGATCAGGCGGAAGTAGCCGACGCCCCCGGTTATCGCGCAATCGGCTGCGGTGTCGTAGGCCACCGATGCCTCCGAGCGCGTCTCTATGTGGCGCCCGATGCCGTTGTAGATCTCGGCGATCTCGATGTCGGCGCCTTCGCCCACGGGATGACATCTGCCGCGCGGGCGCTGCTGTTTGATGTTGTTCAGCACGCGCGTGACCATCGCGCCGGTCAGGTTGATGGTGAGTTCCGGCTCATCCTGCGAGGCGGTCGTGGTGACATCGTGATCCCACTGATCGCCTTCGACGAATAGCGCTGCCGCTTTGGCGCGCTTGTGGTTGTCGCTTTCGTGCTCGTTGAAGATGTTCAGGCGGTCTTTGGCCTCCTCCCAGATCGCAGCATCGGTGATCGCCGCGAACTCGCGATCTTCTTCGGTGCGGGCGGCTGCCCGATCAACCTCAGCCATGTGTCTTCTTCTTGAAATCCGATGGGGACAAGCGTTTGCCCGCGCTGCTGCAGGCCGCATACCAATCGCGCCATTGACCGAGATTTATCGTTGGATCGTCTTCTGCGAAATCGTGCATCGAATCGGCGCGGCTAATCACGTAATGCCGCTCGGCACCGCTGCACCAGTCGTAAATATCCTGCAACGGATTGCGGGCGGCGGCGCGGTCTGTTTCAGCCATCAGAGGTTGCGCATCCAGGAGTGTGGCCCTCGCGGCCGATTGATATGCACTCCATTGCCATTCGGTTGAGCGATCTTCGGCGCATTGGCGAACTCAAGCCCGCGGCCGATGAGCGACAGAACATCGACGCCATCGTCGTACTTGCCGGCCGGAAAGCGCATTAGCTGCGACATCAGATCGGCCTTCCACGGCGCCGACTTCGGCAGGAACACCTTGCCCATCGCGCAGCGGGCCTGGATCGCGCGGGCTCGCACCACTTTGTCGGCGATGCTCGGCAGCCATTCGAGCCGGCAAAGAGCCCCGCGCTCCTGCATGCGTTTGCGCAGAAACGGCTCGATTGCGCGCCGGATCGGGCCTGACTCGCCAAACCAGATGAGCGGCTTGTACTGGATGATGAGGTCGCACTGCCGCTCGATCCATGCGTCGGACTTCTCCTGCCCGCGCCACCAGTCGCGCGCGTACAGGTCGCTGTTGAAATCCAGGCCGAAGATGCCGTGCTCGGTAAAGTCGCCCCCGCCATCGGTTACCGCGTAGTCAGATGCGCCGTAGCAATGAAGCTGCGCCGGCAGCTCGACGTAATCGTTGAAGTCGTCGCGTTGGAAGAAGTCGCCTTCTTCCGGCGCCGGATCCTGCTGGTAGAGCGCATTCCACGCGCGCGGATCCAGCTTGGCCTGCTCGACCATCTCCTCCGTGAACCATTCCGGCCACAGGCGCTCGCCTGGCTGGCGGTCAAGGGGATCTGATGCGCGCGCGACCATCGGCAGCTTTACGATCGTCCAGCGGGCGGCTTCGCGCTCGAGGATGCGACCGCCCAGGTCGTCTTCATGCCATCGAGTTTGTATGAGAATTTGGCGCGCGCCCGGCTTGAGCCGCGGCATGAAGTCGTTGACGTACCAGTCCCACTGCTTCTGCCGGAACCGATCGCTGTCGGCTTCCTCGCGCGATTTGACCGGATCATCGATCAGTCCCAGGTCGGCACGCCGGCCCGCGATGCCGGTACCGACGCCAGCAGCGAAGAACTCGGCTCCGGATGCGGTTTCCCAGTTGCTGGAGGATTGCGCGAACTCCGAGAGGCCAAAGCCGAAGACGTTGCGATAGCGCTGGCTGTCAACGATGTTGCGCGCCCGCCGGCTGAACCGCTCCGCAAGGTCTGACGTGTTGGAACAACCGAGCACCGCGGCTTGCGGCTCGCGGCCGAGGAACCAGGGCGGAAACAGTACAGAAGCATAGGTACTCTTGGCGCTGCCCGGCGGCATCAGCACCATCAACCTTTCAATGTCGCCGCGCTCAACCGCCTCCAGGTGCTCGATCAACAGCCGATGATGCTTGGCCGGGACGAATCCGAGGTCCAGGTACTCAATGAAGCTCGTGAGGCTCCGATTCGCCTGCCTGCGCGCCAGCAGTTCCGCGGCTGCCTGGGCCGGTGATAATGCGGACGAGCTCCCCATCGGTCAGCTCACTTGCGTCGCGAACGTCAACGGTTGCCTGCACATAGTTCGGGATCAGGCGAGCGTACAGCTTGTAGAACTCGGTGCGGTTTCTGCGCGCCCAAGTCGCCATCGCCTTGATGCCGCCGACCGCCTCGAACACAGCGATGATGTTTTCCTTGCATTGGCGGCCGATCTTGTCTTTCGAGCCGGGCGGGCGCCCTTTGCCGGGCGGCAGGTATTTGCCCTTGCCCGCATTGCCGATGAAGTAGGACATCAGCGCGCCCTCGGATCGTAGCTCTCGCGGGCGTACCACGCCGACACGAACGCTTGGCACAGCGGCGTATTGGTGAACCGCAGCGCGCCGCTCGGCGCCGGTTTCAGCGGCGGCTCGTCTTCTTCGCCCAGCAGGGTCACGACGTAGAAGTCGCCGCGGTTGCGCACGTTCAGGAGCTGGCCCTTTGTCCAGGACTGCGGCACTTGGGGCGCCTCTGGCTCCGTTGGCGCTTCTTCGTAAATCCGAAAATCGTCAAGCGGAACATCGGCGCGCAGGCGCGGTACCGATTGCATCGGTTGCACGACGGCGTTTTTTGAGCGCAGGCCAATGGTACCGTTCATGACACCGCCTCGGCCGTCGCGCCCAGCGTGAACTTGATGATCTGCGCGCTGCCTTCGGTTTCGACGCCGAAGCTGACCGATCGTCCCTTTTCGGCCTTCTTGAGCTTGTCGAAGAGCCAGGCGCGCTCCGGATCCGTGAGATCGTCCAAGCCGAGCTGCACCATCGCCCGGCCTTCCGGGCAGTGCATGCTCAGCATCAGCGTGGGCTTGACCTTCATCCGAGGCCTACCCCAACGAGCACGTCAACGAGGCTACCCGCCGGCGCATCGAACCGAGCCAGCTCGGGGCGGTCCAACTGTTCGGTGTCGTCCTCGTCCGGATCGATGACGCCCGACACGTCGAGCTCCCGACAGATCAGGTGCAGCACGTCGCCCCACAGGAACGTCTGGAACGAGTAGCCGCCGTACTCGTAGCCGCCCAGCTCTACCACGTCGCCGACCTTGACCTGCGTCGGCAGAAAGGCCTTGCTGTCCCAAGTCTTGGTGCGCCGATGCTTGTCCGGGTGGTCGTAGCGCTTCGGATAGCAGCCGGGGCCGACGGCCTTGACGATGCCACGCAGCGGCTTGGTGCGCTCGATGACCTCGAAGCTGGCGCGGTGATCGACCGGCAGCGGCTCGACGATCAGGTAGTCGCGGCGGCAGCGGATCGACTGGCCGGCATCGACGATCGTGGCCGAGCCCCAGGACAGTTCGGCTGATCGGCCAGAGGTTTTGATGGTCATCGGCGTCAGAACCGGCTGATTCGGCCCCAAGTGATTGAAACATCGTGAGTTCGGCGAAGGTGCGGCCGGCGCTGTGAAACGCAAAGTTTCACAAGCGCGAGGACTTCTCGGATCTGCGGTTGGTTCAACGGGCGCTTTGGCTTGCGGCTCGGGCGGCTTTGGCCTGCGGAAATTGGATTTCCATGGCGCACTGCTTGGGAACCGGCCTGGGTGGCTATGTACCCCTTGCTGCCTGCCGTACGCACGCTGTGCGCTGGCTCTGCGACGCTGCAGAGGCCATTTGCAGCCCGGGGAAGGCGTCTGGAATCGATTTTTCGGGGGCGGTCCATGTGCAGGTGGCCTTGACTATCCGTCCCCGGTTTTAATGCCGTTTCCGGCCGTAACTCGCCCCAGCCTTCTCGGTCACGTGCCCGGTGTACTCGCCCTTCGCCTTGCCGCCCTGGTCCTCGCTTTTCATGTCGTCGGGCTTGTGGGTAAGGCCGAGGTGCTTCTCGATCGTGTCCAAGCGGTCGCGGTGCTCGGAGCAGTGCGGGCAGTGGGCGGCAGTCGTGGCCGAATCCGGGGCCACCTTACCGGCGGCTGGCATCTTCAGCGTTTCCTGCGAACGGCCGGCCTGGTCGCGTGGCATCAGCTTTTCTCCTTCGGCATGGACGACTCCCGCGACAATCCGAGCTTGGCCGCGTTGAAGTCCTTTAGATTCTCGCTTGTGACTACTTGCGCAACCATGATTGTCCCTATGCAAAAAGCCGTTGCTGGCGGTAGGCGTTTTCTATGCGCTCGCAGGCAATGTCAAAGTATTTGCGCTCGCGCTCGATGCCAGTAAATGCGCGCCCTGTATTCGCACAAGCTACCCCGGTAGTTCCGGAACCCATAAACGGATCTAGGACAGTTAAAGCTGGCGGATATTGGCCGATGCACCACTCCATTAGCGCAACGGGCTTTTGCGTAGGATGATCGCCCCGAGATTCCCCGCCATCACGCAGCATCCCATTCCACATAAAGCGTAGCCGTCTAACAGCTTTGTCTAGATTCGTCCAAGCTAATTCACAGTCCGCAAAGTCACAATTTCCGTTCAACTTATCCCAAACAAGCCAGCAGCGCGATGGCGGAACGTTGTAGTAATTACCGCCGAACACAATTGCCTTTACTCCTTGGGAAATAGTCAGCTTCAGAAGCTCATCCGGAATTGGCTCGTTATCCCAATCATCGTCTCCATAATCTTTGGCAATAACCAGAGCATGAGAGCCCGTGAAATTCTTGCCTCTTGACTTATTATTTCCGGCGGCCTCCCCAATACCGTAAGGAGGATCGGTTAACACTAGATCATGCCGATGCAACAATGGTAGAACTTCGGTGCTGTCACCGCAATAAAGCCGAGCGTCGGCTATTTCAACCTTTTCCATTGCTCGCACTCGCAGCGTTCTCTGCTTCTTCCCGATTAGCAGCAATCTCCAGCTTCCTTAGCTCACCATCCTTGTGCGCCAGCAGCAGCTTCACAATTCCATCAATCTCAGCAACTCCTAACTTGCCATGCTCGCGCATCGCAATATCGTGCTGCCACGTGCGATCTTCCTGCTGTGAACGTGCAGTTTCGCCTTGTTCCTTGATCGTCATGCTCGACGCTCCTTCTTCGCTTGCTGTCTCGCTTCGGAATAACCGATCGCGAGGCGCTGCTTGATGTCGGGGAACTGCTTGCGCTCGCGCTTGCTGCCGACGAAGCGTCCGATGAACTGCGACAGCGGTTCGCCTTTGTGGCGCTGCGGCATTTAGCTTATGAAAGCGGACGTGAGCATGGACGCGGACGCTACGCGGGTATGCGGGATTTGACAAGCCACGTCATTCGTCGTCGTCGCGCTCCCATATCCGGCGAAGGAATGGCGGCAGCCAGATGGCGATGAGGACCAGCACGGCGACGCCAAAGACGGCGATGGCGCCGACCGTGAGGGCGATGACGATCTCATCGGCTGCCATTACGCGGCTTCATGCGCCAGGCGTGGTTGCGGCTTTTGCTCAGGCCGAGCGCGCGCATTTCCTCTGCGGTGCGGCAGCGCTTCGGTGCGTTCGGCGGTGCGCGCCGCTGCCCGGTCGCATGCAGGTCAAAGGCCTCGCCGGATGCGAAGTGTTCGCCGCAGCCGATGCAGCGCAGCGCCATCAGCTGTCCCGGTAAGCGAACAGGAGCGACTTGTGGCGGGCGTGGCGCAGCAAGAACTCGGCCACGTGCCGGGGCGTCATGCCGAAAATGTGGGATTGATCGACCTCGACGCGATAGACGCGGACCAAGCCTAAGCGCTTGACGCGAAAGTTGAACTCGACGCTGCCGGCTGGGCGCTGGGTCGTGTAGTTGTCGACGATGACCACGGCATCGCCGAACAGGTGCTCAGGGCTGGTTGGGGCCGTCTCGTCGGTCACGGGCGGAAATAGTACCGCCTGTGGGTGACAGCTTCGGCGATTTCGCCAGGCCCACTGCGGCTAGGGCTTCGTCGACGCTGCGCACAACGTGGACTTTGGCGTTCCAGGCGTTCACGAGAGCAGACGCAGATTGGACGCCGGCATCGACGGCATGTAACCGCCGAACCGGCTGATTTTCTCGAGCCGCCCAGCAACAAAGTCTGCCGCCTCGTCGATCGAATGAACCAAGTAGACAGGCGGACCTTGCCATTCGAGCGCCCATTTTTTCTGCCGGTTATTCAGGCCGCGGCGTCCATAGCCAGTGGTCAGGTTCTTAACGTCCAGAAGATGCCATTCGTGTCGGCACCAGATCAAAAGATCTGGCACTCCGCAGCCAAGCGCCGAAAGATCGATTACGTGGCAGCCGAGCTTTTCAAACGCCCGCACGATCGCTACGTGATTCGCATCCTTCTTGTGCCCATATTTCATTGTCGCTCTCGCAGAGGCTTCTCCAGCTCGCACCGCGCCGCCAGAATCCAAGTGGCATTGATAGCTGCAAAATTTCTGCGGATCGGAAGGAGAGTGCTTGAATTCCCTGGCGCATTGCAGACATCGGTCCAATACGCCTTTGCTGGCTGAGTAGCACCGCATCGAGCAGAACTTCGTGCTTTTCGAGAAATCAACGCCGCAGCCTGCGCATGATTTCCAAATTCGCTCAGGCCGTGCCTTCTCCGGAGCAAATGGCTTGCGACGGGATTTCGCATAGCACAGCGCACCGCAAAATTGACGAGCCTTGTTGTAGCTGCGAAAGAGTTTCCCGCAAATGGAGCAGGTATGTTTGCCAGCATCTCGGAAATTCGGATTGAGTGCGCCGGAGCGAAGAAGGTCAAGCTGCCTCACTTCAGCCTCGGCGCATCGAATCGCGAACAGACGATCGCGGCCTCGAGCGCGACGCGGCGGGAGCAGCCGAGCTCGCGCCAGCGGCGGAAGGAGCGGATAAGGCGGAAGAGGATCATGCG